TGATGTTACATCGCGTGATGCACTCCCAAATGAATGGAGTGAAGCAACACGTGTAACGTGTGTGCCAGGAACTACCACAGCTGACCAATTGTTGGATCTAGCTAAGCGTAATACTTTTAGTGCTAGAGTTCATGGAACTACTGGTAATAGAGTTGATCGTACAGTTGTTCTTCACAACGGTATGTGTGTTTTGCCTAAGCATTCGTTTATTGGTATTGGTTCTTGTTTTAAACTTGAACTACGCAGAGATAATTGGAGAGTTGATATTCCTCTTGATGAGACTAACACTTGGTTGCATCCTGATAAGGACATAGCCTGTGTTTATAGTGCTCGGATTTATGGAAAGAATTTACTCAAGCATATGCGTCAGTCCGATGTTCGCGATACACGTTTACCTTTTCAAGGCTCTAATATTATGTATTCCATTTTGAAACTGGATAACACATGGTATCAAGATTCCTCGATAGGTTACTGGAACGCACATATTCGTGCTACTGAGGGAACATTTTGTGGATGGCGATACAAGAGTTCAATTGAGTCCCAACCAGGTTTCTGTGGAAGTCCTATGGTTGTTCAGACTGGTGAAGGATGGCGATTTGCCGGAATTCATCTTGCTGGAAAAGATTCAGAGGCTGCTTGTGGTAGTGTATGTTTGGAAGATTACCAAGCTGCATGTGCCAAATTCGCTGTGTTGCCTGATATAGCAGATGAAGGAGTTATTTCCAACACTGTTATTGGTCAAAAAGATGCTGTGAAATTAGATGCACCAATGGATGATTCTTCGCCTTTAAAATGGCGTGAAGGTGATATTAATTACGTTCATTTAGGTTCAGCTGGTGCTACATCAAAATTTTATTCGTCTGTTGAACCTAGTTTAATTGCTGAAACCGTTGAGGAAATCACCGGTGTGAAGAATAACTATGGTCCACCTATGACCAATCCTTGGTATCAACCGTACCATTTGGACCTGGATAAACGTTCCAATCAACCATTAGGTTTTGGGATTAGCGAGATTAGTATTGCGCGTCAAGATTACATTCGTGTATTGTCAAAGACATATAATGAAATGCATCCTGATGTGCGTGCTCGCTTAGTTCATCGTCCTTTGGATAATGTTGAAATCATGTTTGGAATTGATGGGTTAAAGTTCGTCGATCGTATGAATTTTGCTACATCACTTGGATTCCCTTATACAGGTTCGAAAAAGAAGGCTTGTGTTTTGGATGGTAGTGGTGTACCTGTTGATTTTGAACCTTGGGTGTGGGAAGAAGTTGCTGCTGTTGAGAAAATGCTGATGCATGGACAGCGTGCAAATCAACCTTTTAAAACATCTTTGAAAGATGAGATCACAAAGCAATATAAAGACAATGGTGAACGTAACACAAAAGTTCGTGTGTTTACTTGTGCGCCAATTACTTTGCAAATCTTGATTAGAAAGTATTTTCTACCAGTTGCTGCTTTTATGTCTCGATTTCCGTTGAGAAGTGAGCAAGCAGTTGGTATTAATGCATCTGGTCCGGACTTCCATGAACTTATAGAATATCTTAAAGTTAATGGTGACAAAGTTGGCTATGTTGCTGGAGATTTTTCTAAGTATGATCTCGGTATGTCCCCAGATGTGATCTTAGCTGCTTTTGGTTGTATGATTGACATTGCTCGCCTTATGAAATATGAAGAACGAGATTTGTTTCTCATGCAAATGATTGCTAATGAGGTTGCTAACCCAGTTATTGCTTATCATGGAGAACTTATCCGTATGTCGGGTAGTAATCCATCTGGGCAAAACATGACTGTGTATATCAATGGAATTGTGAATGCAATTTACCATCGGTGCGTCTACAATCGTGTTGTTAAAGATAAATCTTTACTATTCGAAGATAACGTTCGTGTGACCTTCTATGGTGATGATAGTCTTTTCGCCCCAAGTGAGCAAGTAAGTGATAAATTTCATTTTAATACACTGTCTCATGAGTTTGCGCGAGTTGGTATAAAATACACTCCTGCAGATAAATCAGATAGTGCTCCTGATTTTGTCACACTTGAAAACGTTGATTTCTTGAAACGTGCTCCTATTTACAATCCTGATTTGGGGATGTACCTAGGAGCTTTGTCAAGGGAATCAATTTTAAAATCCTTGTTTTGCTCTGCGAGTGATACACTACCTCCCAATGTTGCTTCTGGAGTTAATTTAGATGGTAGCATTCGGGAGATGTTTAATCATGGACGCGAGCCGTATGAGGAATGGCGAGAGAAAGTCCAGTTTATAGCTTCTAAACACAATCTAGGTGCGTTTATTAACAACCTTGATGTGTCATATGATAGTTATCTGGCAAATTTTGTACGTAGGTACTGCCCCGAGCCTGAATCTCATTAAACTTGTCATAAACGCGGACTGCCTCGCGTTGTGCTAAAGAGCAGACTACACATTTGGATACCATTCTTGTGATTATTTTTCTCACATATCATAAGAATAGGCTTTGTGTTTTAGGATGTAGATGTATTTACATAGGACTTGTCCACCAATTTTGAGATCGTGC